TTAAGCACTTTTTCTGAGTATGCCATAATTTTCTTGTTTATATTTTAAAATTGTTAAATCTTTTGCTTTAGCTTCTACCATTATATCTACGGTATTACCATAAGTATTAATTGTTTCAAAAATATAATCGGAATGTGCTTGTGGTTTTTTACCAACAGCAGATTCGGAGTAATGAACAGCAGGTGTAATACCAATTGGCCATGTACTTATGGCTAATTCCAATGCTTGTTGTTCGGTTAAATCACCTGTACAAAATTTGTGGTGATGATAATCAAATACAATAGGAATACCTATCTTTTGGTGAATATACATCAAATCTTTAACTGAATACATACTTGCCTTATCATCATTCTCTATTGTAAGCCTAGTTTGCACCGATTTAGAGAGTCTTCCGAAATTAGCTATGAATCTATCCATTGCACTTTGTTTATCCCCATAAACACCATTACAATGAATATTAATCTTATTGTAGGGTGTTTGTGATAATCCCATAGCATCCATAAGTCTACCATGTACTTCTAAATCGTTAATAGTATTAAGTACAACACTTTCTTTTGGTGATACTAATACATTAAACGGTCCTGGATGAAATGATAACCTTTGTCCATACTTTGTTGCTTTCTCACCACATCTTTTTAGTATGATTGATATTTCATTCCAATCTTTTAATTCAGTAAATTGATATTCGGTAGCCCATGGCATCATATCACTACTCATTCGGTACATATTAATACCATTTTCATAATTCCAATCAATTATACGTTCTAAGTCTGCTACATTTTGTATCACACAATCCGATACATAATCTAAACCCTTATCTATAAAGGTTCGTTTAATCATTGTACGATTAGTTGTAACTTTCTTACCTAAAGAGAGATTAATACAAGCATATCCTAAATTCATAGTGTTATTTTTATAAAGATACGATAAATAAATGAAAAAACCTACTTTTTAGTAGGTTTTTGTTAATGTTTCGTTATTATCTAATTCGTCCAAATGTTGTTTATATAATTTTTTGAAATTATTGATAGAATTACCACTATTCATCCAATATTTTACTGCTGATGGGTTATTTATCCATAAATTTTTGTTTTCCCAATCAAATGATGGGTCTTCATAATATGGTACTGATATGGGGTTTGCAGGTTCATTTTGAAGGATATTTCCATCATTAACCCCATTTTCTACCTCTAATGTTGGAATTTTTTCACTATTTTCGGTATTTTGTGAAATATTTTCTACTATATCTTCTTTGGTATCCCCATATACTTCGTATAACCCTAATTTCTGGTCATTTTTCATCATTTCACCCAAAAGTCTACTTTGTTTTTGTTTTTTAGTTTCGATTAAACCATTAAATGCGATAATTAAAGCAACTGCTAATGGGTCAAACACTATTACAATCAAAAATATGAAGAATTTTACAACATTTTTCAATTCCATACCAAATGCTTCAGCTACAAATCGAAATCCACCAACTTCTTTCTCTAAATCTAAGTTTGCAATCTTAATTTTATTGATTTCATCATTATTTTTAGCATTATCATCTTGCAAACTACTAATTTTTTTGTTAATTACACCAACTTGCTTATCTTTACTATCAATTGAACGTAAAAGACGAGAATTTACCTTACCTTTGTCTAAAATTGTGTTTTGTGTTGATGATAATTGACCTAATTGAGTGTTTAATTGAGTAATTTGTGCATCATTAGTTGTAATCTTAGTAGAATACACTGCAATCTCTCTATCTACCTGCTGTAATTTAAGATTTTGTTGTTGAAATGCGTTAGAAAGGTAACCAAATATACCAGCTGATGTAATAATCATTAATAAACCTACCGCCGATGTAAGATACCATTTATTAAATCCTTTAATATTTTCCCATTCTTGTTTTAGATAAGTTGCTGCTACTAATTTAGCAAATTCTAATGCCCCAGCCATTACCATTACGGATGCGGCTGCTCCACTAAATAGAACACCCAATCCGGTTACAGAAAAGAATGCTGCACAACTTGCTACAATTATTGCTGATATCCCTACTAACCATTTTAACCAATTCATTATCCCTCTCTTTCTAAATCAATTAAATCATTAGCTTTGCCTAAGGCAAATAATAATTCATCAAACATTTTTACTGCATCCGCATTAGAAATTTGTTTACTACCTTCCGCTGCCTGTTTTAAGAAGTTTGCTCTAATTTCAATTGCTTCTAAGTTTTGTCTAATTTGTACTTTGTATCTCATATACTTTATTTTTTATAAATATTTGTTATTTAAAAATCCTACGATTGCCTCACCCCATTGTTTGTGGGCTTTCAATCCAGGATGCCCATCAGTTGTAATATCTAATCCTATTTCATCACAAATTTGTGTTTTTGTTTCAGTTGCAAATCTTACTATATTATTGTAGTATTCACTACCAATTTTTAATTTTAAAATGTGTTCACTATTAAATGTGCGATAATCATATTGTAAATTTAAATGATATTCAGTATAACTCGTATCTCCACTAATATAAAATTCTATATTATGTAATAACATAAAGTTAGCTAAACCAAATAACGAATATGCAACTTGTTTTTCTTTAAATTCAGGATGTATAAATTCTTCCGAATATTCTTTTATTATTCTACGAAGTTTGTTTCTATATTCTTCATCTAATTGTGGTCCATATATCCAATTTAATACTACCTGTGTATCATTTATTTTTCCTCTATCTCCATATTCAACATTACCAACTAAAGGTTTAAATTCTTTATTTGAAAATAAATCTAATCTAGATACTGATCCAGGTAATTCTAAAATGAATATTGTTTTTTTAACTATATCTAATCTATTCTTAAAAATATATTCCCACGTCTTTCGTATAACTCGCTCCGTACCACTACCACTTTTAGCTTCATTTATAACTTTAAAATTTGGTAATAAATTTTGAACTATGGTAGGATAACAAACTTCCTTTTCATTTTTATATTCAAAGTCATATTGTTCTTTATATGCTTTATGAATATGGCGTTTTCCTGCTTCAAATCCACCACCTTCGGTGAACGAACATCCATTAAAATATATTGTATCGTAATTACTTAAATTCATCTAACTAAAAAATTCTGCTAATTTGGTTTCTTGTTCTAATTCATCGGGTGAGCAATACTTAGGAATCTCATAATCTCCTGGTTTTCTAAAAACTAAAAGATATTCATGTACCTTTGATGTGTAACGTTTAGCTGCTGTTTTACCTATTTGCAATGCTGCGAATGGTGAAATATTTTCTAGTATAACTATATCATGCTGATTAAATCCGTGCTTTTTAAACGAATTAATAACATCACCATGAAAGTTTTGAAATCCACCACCGGTCCTTAAATCACCAACAACCCAACACGCAAATGCTCCACTTTTTAGGACTCTATAACAATTAGAAATACAAACATCAATCTTACTCATAAATGATTCGTATTTATTCTCATCACTTAATTGACCAGGAACTGATTCATATCTTTCTAAGTTAAAGTAAGGTGGACAAGTAAATATTAAATCTGCACTCTTATCTGAAACTTCTTCCATTGCTAATCCATCACTATTAATAATATGTGGTTTAACCCCATGTCCTTCAAAATGTGTTTGTACTCTTTCATATGTTTTAGGTGAAATTTCAAACCCAATATAATCTCTACCTAATTTAGTTGCAACAAATCCTCTCGTAACTCTACCCGCAAATGGGTCTACTACCTTACTACCTTTCAAACTCCAAAACTTATAAACTTGTTCAGCTAAGCCGGCGTGAAATTCGGAGAATGTATAACCTGGTAAATACTCCGATGTGTCACTTCGTCTTTGTTCATCTAAACCATCATTTAAATAGGCATCGTGCCACTTTAGCTTCGATTCTTTGGTAGGTCTATTAATTGATAGAGGTAAGAATCCAAATTGGTCTACTACCTTTATATCGGTTCTAAGAGGTAATATTTGTGAGTATTCTGCCATAATAAAAAAGGGTAGTCTTTTGTGACTACCCTTAAAGATACGAAATATAACTTAACTATCCAACTTTAATAGATAGTTTTTTTGGCTTTCTTTCCTCAAATTTTGGAATAGATATATAAAGAACGCCGTTTGTAATTGTGGCTTCCGCCTGAGCACCATCCCAATCTTTACCAATGCTTAGTGTTTCATCTATTGATAATACCAACTCATTTTCAATTTTAGAAGGAGTGTTTTCGTTTGGTTTAGATTTAACCCTAATCTTATCAGAGTCGTAATCTAATGTTAATGTTTTTGCAGAATGACCTGTTACTACTAATCCAATTTGGAGTGTATCATCCGTAATGTCAATTGCTAATCGTTTTGTTGTTTCTTTATAACTTGTTTTTGTTGGTTTAGAAACTTCAAAGAAAGGTTCTAATAATTTGTTGTAATCTACAATGTACATAATTTAATGTTTTGTTTTGTTAATAATATTCTATATAGTACAAATGCTATACCATTATGGTTAAACTGACAATTTGTTAGAATTGTCCAACGTTTAATGAAAATTTGTCATTTTTTTGTGACTTATCTTGTAATTTCAATTCTTCTTGTCTTTCTATAATTGTACTCATAAAATCTCCCCAATGTAAAATATATTGAATTGTTGAACGTAATGTATTTTTAACATTAAATGTCTTTAAATACTTTTCATTATCTTCATCATATAATCCATCGGTAAGTTTAATACCAAAATATTCATTTTCACTATATTGAATACCATAGTGATTTAATGTAAAAAATGTTCTATCGGTAATAGACATGAATGGTATTTCATCATTTCTTTTGTAGTAATCCATTCTATTTTCTATTTCCCATTTATTTGTATTCGGTACATAATGTACTTGTCCTTTAATACCTAATTTACCTAAATCATGATGTAATGCTGCAAACATTAATTCTTCATCTGTAAAATCAATTGTACCACCTTGTGTAGCAAACAATTCTTTCATTTTTAATGCGTTCTTACATACATTGAATATATGGTCAATATAACCCCCATCATAACAATTGTGATATAATAATCTACCACTCGCCGGAGACATTGCTAAATTCATACCCAATTCATCTTCGGAATACATATGTAGTAATTTCTGCAATCTTTCACCGGTAAAATACTTCTTAATAATAGCAATAAACTTATCGTAATTTGCTTTAATTTCTTCTGCTGTCTTTTTTCTTTGTGTCATAATTTATAGTTTAAAAAATTTATCTGCGTTATTTATTTTACTTATTCTATTGTCTGCAATCTTACACGTAACTTCATGTATTTCACTACCTATGTACTTTCTATTATTTTCAATACATACAACTGCCGTAGTACCACTTCCTATAAATGGGTCAAATACTATTTCATTTTTCTTTGTATATCCATTGATAAATTCTTTAACAATATTAGCCGAAAAATTATAGGTATATTCCGGTGTTGCTGGTTTAAATTCTTCATACCAAACATCCGGTAAATTTACTACTTTTGAAACATCTTTTTTAAATGTTAAAATAAAAGTGTAACCCGGTCTATATAAATCAATTTTATATGTTTTAACCCATATTTTCTGTGATATTAATCGCCATCCTAATTCATTCATTAGATTACACATAATAGTATGTTTCGGAATAACAGTTCCATCGGCTTTTCTATCGGAAACAAATATAGTTACTACATCATTTTTAGGATTAAATAAACTAAATCTTTCTTTTAGAAAATCAATATATGGTTGGATGTTTTTAGTATCTGCCCCAATCTCATCAAAATCAGGTGGAGATGTAATAATATAATCATATTCTATATTACGATTGAGTGTATCTAAACAGTCTTCGTTATAAATCATTTTGTTAAGTTTTCTTTAGTTAAGATTTTATATAATAATTCTACTTCTTCTTCGGTTTCTAACATTGGTAAGTTATCAAATAGGGTTACTAAATATTCACCTTCATTAATATCCATTTGTTTCCACTCATCACTTGCTATTGATATAAGTGTAGGCCTATCTGCTACATCATCATCTTTGGGCATTGGTAATATCCAATAATAATATTCGGACTCACCATCACTTTCTTCTATTTTAATTGCTCCCCATTTTTTAAATGAGTAATCAGTAATTGGTGTTTGTGGAATTGTAATCATATTCAAATATACAACTTTTTTTGTTAATCACAAATAATTCTAATAGATTTTTGGATTGAATCTATCTTAATCTTTGAAAATAAATTATCTACCGGTATTTCCATTGTATATCTTGCTTTAGCTAAAATAGTAAGTGTATCTCCCCTCATTGGATATATTGGAGCAATCATTGTATTAACTTTACCTGTTTCAAAATCGGAATAAGATGTTGAGTTAACAATTGGAATTATTACATCCGATTGTGATATTAAATTAGGTAACTGAATATTTTGTAATTGACCGGTGAAAGGATTAAAATAAGTTTTTATAATACTCCCAATAACATCTCCCCTTTTTAATATCCAAAAATGTGAACCACTCCATTCAATATTTACATCAACCGGTGATGGTATTTTAATAGGTTTATTATCTACTAACAAAGTACCGGTGATTCTACTTAGTGTTTGATTTTTAGAATTATCCATTGTTAAATGGTAAAACCCATTTTTATCAATAGGTAAACGTTGTGTACCATTTGATGTCAATGCCGAATCAATTGTAAATTTAATTGTATGTTGTGGTGGTATTGGTGTGGTAATTTCTTTGTTACATGCACACAATAATAAAATACCAATAATAGATAAAATCTTCATATCTTAGAGTTTAATGTTTATACTTAAAGATACGACTTTTTTCTTAATTTACCAACTATTTTATGGTATTTTTCATAACTTGTTGATTATCAATGTTTTATATTAATTTTCTTTTTGCTTTGTTTCTATTCCTCAATCTATTTGTTTTATCCAATAGATGTTCATACCTTGTATTCCTTATACCTATGTAATCCTTTATTCTTTGTATGTCCTCTTTTGTATTATATATACTCTCATATGTAACCTGTAAATGAATTTCTTTTATTCCATTAATTAGTTTATTACGACTATAAATCACCTCTTCGAATTGTTTTATATATATTTCGTTTTCTATTATCCATTCGTCACTTACTTCATACCCATTCCTCCATTCCTTTCGTTGTGATGCTCTAGTTTGAGATATTGCACATTCTCTTATGTCCGTTCTAGTCAATCCAATTATCTTGTCCCAATTATTTAAATCAATATCTTTTATATCTTCTATTTCATTTATCAAATATTTCACTACGATATTATCACCTTCAATAGATTCATTTGTTCGTATTGGTTCGTGTATCATTTTATATCCTAACTCCAATGCTAACCATTCATTCAATTGATACCCACCACTTCTCGCTAATGCTATAATTAATATTCTCATATTAAATTCTGTTTTAATGCAATCAAATCCTCTGGTAAATAATTTCTAAAATTTTTATTTATATATTCATATAAATCATTTGAATATTTTTTATTATGTTTTGGTCCTGGATGGGCACCATCAACTCCCAAATCAATAAAAATTCCATAATTACCGTCAAATCTATTTGGTTCATTATAGTCTATTGGGATATTTCTGAATCCATTCCATAACCAATTGCATTTTTTATCTTTTAAAAAATACTTAATTAATAAATGATTTTTATACCAATTTATAAAATCTTCATTTTCATTTTGTAATTCTACTAAATTTTTTTGTATTTTTATACCTTCTTCAGTTTCTTCCATAAATCCCCAAGATGATGTCGGCATAAAAGGTTCTACATAATTATCCTTAGTATAAAATTCTCTCCTAAATGAGTGTGGGTACATTATTAAAACTAAATCTGGTTTAATCAAATCGTAATAACTCATTAAACATCTTACCACAAAATCTCCACTTCTACCCCCAGTTCCGAAATTAAAATTGACACCATTCGGTATTAATTTACAAAATTGATACGGCCACGTTTCGTGATTATTAACCGCAACACCTTCGGTAAACGAACAACCCAACGACATTACTTTAAATCCCTCTTTTTTTATACTATCTCCTCTAAATCCTAATTCATTGTATGTATATGTACACAACTCAGTGTTATCACTACCTGATGTTTTATAAGATTTATTTATCCTATCTTTTAGTGAATATTTGTAAGATGATATTTCAAATCCTTCTGAATTCCAATATTCTAATGGTTTCATATTAATTTCGTTGTTACATTTTCAATGTTATTATATTGTAAAAACCAAATTAAAGAATACCTTTCTCCATTCAATATTGGTGTTATTTCGTGTTCTAAATTAACATTAAATATATATGAGTTACCTGTTTTTTTATCTAAAGAATATTCATCGTTTGTAAATAATATTTTTTCAACCAATATCATATAATATTTGATAATTTTTTTTGTAATTTATGTTTTTCAATTATATCGTGCATATTATGTGTACACATATATTTTTTATTAATTTTATTAAGTTGTTGTAGAAACATTTTGAATTCTGGATGTGATTCGTTCCATATTTGCTTAATACTATATTCCGCAGGTGTGTATGTTCCCCAATTTGTTATTTTATTAAAAAATACATTTATATTATTTTTAAAAATTTTATTCATCAAAATATAAAAATCTTCCATTTCCATATAGTTTGTATCTTGAGTAACAAATGAAACATTTTTGTTATGGAGTTTTATGGTTGATATAAAATTTAAATTATCCAACAATGTTTGCCAATTACCACCTCTTCTAACAATTTTATAAGTATCTTCATTCGCGGCATCAATACTAATTTCAATTGTTTTTATTAAATCATGTATGTGACTTAAACTATTCCACATTTTTTCAGTTAATAATAATCCATTAGTATGTAAATGAATGTGATTTACATTTGGAAATTTTTTTCTATCAAAATTTAATAATAATTTTCTAATTGATTTTGATGCGAATGGGTCTGCGGTTCCCGAAAGGTATAACATTTTTATGTTCTTCCCGTATATATCCACTATTTTATTTATTGTATTATCTATAAACTCTAATTCAGTTCCATCTGCCATAATAGCAACATTTCTACAAGATGGACATGTTAAATTACAACTTCTATCAAATGCAAAATTAATATTAGTAGGGCCCGATTTATAATTATTAGCATTAAAATTAGTTATATGTTTAAACCCCCTTGGTATGGTTTTATTAATTAACAATTCAGATAAATAGGGACATTCTGTTTTTGAACAATATTTGTAAGAACCATCTAAAATTGATTCTTGTACTTTTTTTAATTCTTCACTCTCCCAAGCGGTTTCAATATCTTCTAAATTAGAAATTTTATTGGGTAGCCAAGATGGGCAACAACTATGTACTGCATTTTTATGTACCTCCAAATAAACAAATGGTGTTGTACATATATATTTTTTTAGTATTTCTTGATTTTTATCCATTTCATCTTACATTAATGTTTTTTTTTCCTTTAAAATCGGAAAATCAAATAATACATTTCCTGCAATTACAATTCTATCGATAGTAGAATTAATAGAAGTATTAGGTCTATGATATACATCTGCGGGGAAAATTACGAGTTCATTTTCTTCTGGTAAAAACATCCTTTGTACATTATCTTCTTCATCCATAAAAAATAATTTACCATCATTCCCATTTAAATTATTTGGCATTTGTACATAATATGTGAATGTGCAATTGCTTTCTACTGATTTTTTTACATGTGGGGAAAAAATTGTGTGATTATGGTAATGAGATTGTGTATTCTCATTTCTTGAAATAAAAATCCATGGATATAAACAATAATCAACTTCTTCAACGTTTTTATCTTTTTTAAATAATTCTATACATTTCTTAACACCATAATTTAAAATAAAATCAATTTCTTT